TTCTATGTTTTGATAAGTTGTCAGGACGCCCCTTTATGTCAAGCCATGAGAAAATTCGCCAGGCGGTCAATGACCTAAATTATGAATTAATGAGCGAAAGATGGCTAGATCTCAATGAGTATTATTTAGCAATAAAGCTAGATCCAATTCCACTTGGAAGCAAGGCTGGTTTTGATATTGATTTAGGAAAAATAGAACCAATATATAGTTCTCAACTTGATGAAAATGGTAGGCCATGTTTAGTTATTGACTTGGATATTTACCCAAAGTATCCAAAATATACTAAATATTTCTAAATAGTATTTTTAATATAATTAGAAACATGGACAAAATGCAGAAATTTATGAAAAAACATTTCCAGATCCTTATTCGATCGCCAGAGTCGCTAAGATAACTTGGCCTATAATAGAATGATATTAAAAGGAGGAAAGTTATGAGAACAAAACGAAAAGGTAGAAAAGCACAGATCAAAGAGGAGCGAGATGCAACTTTCTTAAAGATGTGCAAAAAGGATATTACCAAAGAAGAATGGGATACATTAAATAAGCAGTATCAGACTTATAATGAAATGTTGAAACCAACATGGAGGATAAGTCCGGATGCGCTATTCAGTGGTTTGATTAGTCTAGGTAGTATAATATTGGTACTAAATTATGAGAAATTGGATATTGTGAGGTCTAAAGCATTTAGCTTAATACCAAAAAGGAGAGTTTAACAACTCTTCTCCTTTTATATCCCGGGAGGATAAAATGAAGACGAAAATAACAGATAGAATCATTAATATATTGATACAAAGAGGTTTGAATGGTGATGTCAAAAACCTTAAGACAACTATAGAGATTCCAAGAGAACCATCTGAATGTCAAACAATTATGTCGGGAGATGGTAAGGTGATCGACTTAATTAAACCCGACGTAAATCTAGATCCGATTAAGATAACAATCACTGTAGAAGCTCTACAAATAAAAGTAGAAAAGGAATGATATCATGAATGCGCAACAAGATAAATCATCGTACATATGGATGGAGACACTATTAAGAATTATATTTTGGATATTACTTGTATTTAACACTGTGATATTAGTCAAAGGTCTAAATCCCGAACCACAAACCGTCACAGTTATATATCCCGATCCAATTATTATTCAAATTGAATACGTTCCAAAAGAACCTGAAAAAGAATCCACACTTGGGGAGATGCCGGAGATAGAACCTAGATATAGTTTCACAGATGATGAAGTATATTTAATGGCGGTATTGTTGTCAGGTTCTAAGTACGTTGATGGCGATGGTGAATACGATATTGATTTTTATAATCAGGATAATTACGAACAGATAGCTTTAGTCCTAAATGTCGTAATGAATAGGGTTAATTCTGATAAATTTCCAGATACAGTCGAAGAGGTTATATGGGCCCCTGGGCAATTCTCGCCAATGAAAAAGTGGGTAAACGGTTTACCAGAAGTTAGTGATATTTCACTTAAAATAGTAAAAGAGTGGTGTCATTCTTATGACATGTATGAACCTGAAAGTCAAACCATACCTGAGAATCATTTATATTTTTCAGGTAATGGCGTGATTAATATTAGTAGATAAAAGGAGAAAGAAGATGCAAGTATTATTATTTATCGCCCACCACTGGCATGATATTTTAGTGGTAATTTTGTTAATTGCGAGTATCATAACGGGAATCTCGAAATGGACGGCCAAATACGGTCCGATATTTGAGAAGATGTCATTAGGTGAAAAGATGGCCTATATAACCAGATTATTGACCAATCTCGTACCAATAGCACTCGTTCTAGTCACAGAGGCGGAGATACAGTTTGGTAGTGGAACAGGAACTTTAAAAAGAAGTTATGTGATTGATGAATTATACAAAAGGATCCCCGATGAATATAAGAAGTACATCACTGAGGATAATTTAGATGCAATCATCAATAAGGCATTAGAAGAGGCGGAAAGGTTGTGGGCTAATAACCCAAGGGTTAATATGATGGTCACAGACCATACTCAAAGATAACATGGCCTATAATGAAGTTATATTTTAAAAAGGAGGAGTAACATGAATAACTTTGAATTGATAAGAAATGTGTTGGGATTTGTAGTATCGCTTGGTGTCGGGGAAATTGTAAGTGATGCACTAAAGGCTATTAAACCTAATCAGGTGCCGAGTACTTTAAAGAAAGTATCGACAAAGATAGGTGGATTTGCTATAGGGTATTACTTCAGTGGAAAGATTGGCGATTATATCGATGACCAAATCGTTGAATTTGCAGAGGAAAGAAAGAAACTCAAAGAAATAACTGTAGAAAAAGGAGATGAGGCTGTTTAAGGCCTCTTTTCTTTAATTTTTAAGAAATCCTAGAAAATCGACGTCATAGAATGCGTTTTAAAGAAAGATATTTAGGACTTAATATTAAATATCGAGAAAGGGGTGAAAATGCGTTAAAATGGATTCTATGGTCTCTACGTCGATTTCACCTATTTTTGAAGGTTTTTAGGCCATATTTTGACTCTATTACATAAAAACATACCCTTTTGGAGGTATTTATGAAAATAGTAGTGGATAGTAATTATTTTGTAGTGAGTATTGAGTATGATGAAAAAACGACAGACAGTAATCAGATAACTATTGACATAAAGAATGAGGTAAGTTTAACAAAAGATGAATAGGGGCTTAGGCTCTTATCTTTATATTTAAAAATACATATTTCAAAGGAGAAGAAGATGAAAAAGAAAGAAGTATTACCAGAAATTAAGAGGTATGCCAAAGTTATACTGGCAGCGCCTGAATGGGTCAAAAGAGTTGAAATACATACTTTTGACACTAGGGAGGAAGCTGAAGCTAAATCCGAAAGGTTGAAATCATGGCCGTATAAAGTAATCGTTAGAGCTAGGAACAAAAAGGGTCAATTTGCGAAAGGATTCGCTTTAATCTGTTGCAAATAAAACACACCCTATAATGAAGGAGTATGTTAAATGCATGGAGTAATGGTAACTCGCCGAGTACCACTCGTGGACATCGACTTAGGAAGATATAAGCGAGTGGCGAATCGGAGACGTGGTTCGAAGCCACTAGCCATACTCTTTCATTTATATTTTTTATGCAATAATAACGGACCCTATAATGAAATAAACATTATGGAGGATGAAAATGGCAATTTGTGAAATACTTTTAGCAATTGGTATGGTGATGTGGATTGTAATGATGCTTATGGTAGCGTTATGGTCTTGGACACAATACAAAGTTGTGAAGAAAAGAACTGAGATGGTCAATGAAATGATACATAATGAAATGGATAAATATAGATAGAGCTTAGGCTCTAATCTTTTATATTTAAGAGGAGGGTGTTATGAAAGGAAAGAAATTTAGTGCAGCAGAGAAACATTTTAGAGAAAAAGAAATTCGATACCAACAACAAATAAATAATCTAATTAATGAATTACAATCAAAACACGTGTTAATATCCGAACTAGATCATGAGAACGGCGAACTAAAACTGAAGAATGAAAAGCTATCAAAAGAAGTTGAATATTTAAAAGATTTGTATGGGTTATCGGAAGAGGAAAAGGCTGAATATATGCGTAATGTGAGAAGTTATGCTAATTTCGGAGAGACTATAAAGGTTTTAGAAAAGAAAATGATCAATTATATTTAAGGAAAGGAGGTTGGAAATGGATAGAAATTTTGTTGAGTCGATGGTAAAACATCCAATCGCATCTATATTTATAATTGGAGCTATTGGTATGGAGATTACAAGAATTATATGTGCTCTTAAAAGTGTACAAATCCCGCCAAAATTTGGTGGCGAGTAATTATATTTAAAGAAAGGAGGAGACACATGCAATTGACACCAATGCTAGGTGAGAACCTTGCTAATTATCCGGACACTGTCCTGGAAGGCAAACTCTGGCGCATGTCAGAAAAGATTGATGGGGTACGACGACTGTTTCATAAGGCGCCAGACGGTTCTATAACGGCATGGAGTCGTACAAATATTGAAGATAAATGGCTTATACACATATTTGAGTATCTTGAGGCTCCTTGGATGCCCTCGGATAGGGTTTACGACTGCGAGTTGGTTGACAGAGATTTATATTTTAAGCAGGTGCCTTCATTTGTTCTGAGACAGACTAGTAATGCGAAAGCAAGTCAACAGTATCCAGATAATAAACAAGACCTCATGGCTATCTGCTTTGATATGTTTAAACCCGGAGGGGATCTTAGACTGGCAAGAGAACGGGATGCGGAGTTATATTCAACTTTTAATGGAGGTAGTAACAAAGACCCTATGATAAGGGTTCCGATATTTGGGAATATACAGGGAGCAGATATAGAGACCTTAAAGAAAACAATGGATGAAGTCGTTAAAAGAAAAGGCGAAGGTTTGATGTTATTGGATATGGATTCTATTTATATTCCAGGGCGTAGTAAGTCTCTATTAAAAGTTAAAAAAGTTAAAGAGTTCGTAGGTCGGGTTATTGACGTTGAAATGGCTAGACCTGGGACAAAGATCGAAGGCATGGTTGCTGCATTGATTTGTGAAGTACCTGGGTGCACAGTTCCAGTGAGGGTTGGAAGTGGGCTTAATAACGCCGAGCGTACAGATATGGCGATTAATTCGCCAATAGGCAAGGATATTGAGATTGAGGCTTTTTCATATTCGAAGAATAGAAATGGTGGAGTGTCACTGAATTTACCGATATTTAAACAATTTGTAAATGCAATATAATCATACCATTTAATGAAAGGAGTGATTATAATGAGTATTATAAAATTAGACACCGTGGAGGAATTGATTAAGGAATGTAAAACTTATATTAGTTATTATAGACGAGAAAATGAAGTTCCGAGCATTGGTGATGAAGTTGTTATGGATGAACTAAAATCATTAGAGAATTTTAAAAAAGCAATAGAAGCTGGGATTGTATAACCCAGTTTTTATATTTTATGGGAGGAGTGTAAATGAATAAATTATTCTTTACAATAGATAATGGAATGCCCAAGATTACAATTAATGGCGATAAGGTCGCTGTCGTAGAGGTTGAATATTACTGGACGACGGCCACCGAGCGTAGAGGATGTATAGCTAACGCCAATGTTAGTGGTTATATTAATGGGGAAAATAAACTTCGGGTATTTCAGATTAATTTTGCAGAAAATGAAGTGAACGAAGTATCTAATGGAGGAAACTAAATGGGTCAAAAAGAATCAAAACTTACCAGGAATAGACTGGATAACTTAGCACCTAATAACTCTGACAAGGCTACAAGGAATGGAGAAAAGGATGAAAGTAGACAGAAGTTAAAGCCAATTGTAAAAGGTAAGGTTATTAGAAAAAAGAAAGGTGCTTTTGATAAATTTAAAGAGGCCTTCTTAGGCGAGAGTGAAAACCTGGGCGATTATATTTTATATGATGTATTGGTGCCGGCCTTCCGTGACACAATGAGTGACATGGGTTTTGGTGTAATTGAAAAGTTATTCGGTAATGGTAGATCTAGATATGGTAGATATTACAATAATTATATTATTAGAGATAGAGGAAGGTCTTATATCTCTTATAATAGTTTGTCAAGTAATAGACGCTATGATCGGGATGAACGTCGAGAGGTGGATAGATGGTCAAGGGCTCGACATGAATTTGATAGAATTATATTTACAAATAAAGGTGAGGCGGAGGATGTTTTGGCCCATCTCGTGGATATGACTATCGAATACGGCGAGGCGACTGTGAGATCATTTTATGAATTGTCAAACATAGAATCAGATTACACTGATGATAATTATGGCTGGACAAATCTAAGGGATGCATATGTGGATAGAACAAGGGATGGATATATTATTGTTTTCCCGCCAACAAGACCGTTATAGGAGGATTTTATGTCGATAGCGAGAGATTCGGCGTTAGTGCGTAAAGAAAAGTTAATAGAACAAGTAAAAATGCTCGGTCAAGAAGTTATTGACCGGGCGGAAGATATCGTAGGAGAAAATGATTTTAGATATTCCCTCGATGTAAGACTTATATTTTCATACGAAGAACCACCTAAGATAGAATGTACGAGTACTTATATGAGTAAGAAATGTATTGAGTCGTTGATTTCTGAAATAATAGGAAATAAGGAGTGATATTATGAGTTATTATCATACTTGCCCTGACTGTAAAGCGAATCTTGACCCAGGAGAACGATGTGATTGTAAGAAAGTAAAACAAGCTAGTTGTGATCGTTTAATAATTAGTTTCGACGATGCTCAAAACGACGATTGTGCATGTATAACGATTGTTCGTATGGATATGAAAGGGAACTATGAAGTTCTCAATTCTTTTTATGACGATGAAGCAAGGGAAATATATTCAAAGTTAGTAACACAAGCCCCAGAGGGTAAAATAAAATTATTATAATTTGGAGGAGTAAAAATGACAAATAGACCTATGATGGTACGCGCAATACCAGCACCAGTTGAGGATACAGACACACGAAATGAACAGAGTCTATTGAATAGGGTTGGTAGAATCTATAATAAGCAACAGGAACTTCGCTTAAAACTATTGACTATTAATGATGTTATCATAAATGGCGGGGTTGAGCCAATAGTCGAGCCAAAAGCTTCTTGCATAATAGATTATCTACAGGAAATAGAGAACACACTTGATGATACAATGTGTCTTGCGGAACATATTCTATCAATTACTAAATAATGCAGACATATCATTCCCTATAATGAAATGATATTTTAGGAGGTAGATTTATGAACAATCGACAAATTCAAACTAGTCGAGAAATAAGATTATGGATTACCGGGATAGTTGGACCAGTTGTAATTGGGACTGCGACAATACTCGCGAGTGATCCGGAGCTTTTAGGACAGGTTAAAAGGTTTGTAGGATCGAAGTATAAACAAATGAAAGCTAAAATACAAGGTAGGAAGGAGACTTTATAGTCTCTTTTCTTTTATATTTAAAGCGAATAGTATGTCGAATTATATTCTGGATGATAAAGAGTTAGCTTTTATACCAATTGCATTCAAGGAAATGGTTAAAGAGGAGGTAAGAATGGCCGAATTAAAAGATAGTGGCGAAAGAAAGATATTTGAAACAGGTGCAGCTCGTGAAATTTTTGAGGGAAAGGGTCGTTGCGACCTATTACCATTAGATACAATCGTTTATATTTTAGAACCTGGGTCTATAGAAACGAGAAGAATTTTGATATCCATTGACGAGTTCTTGAAAACAGGTGCGGTTGAAAGGTTGAGAGAGGCTATATATGCGTTTTGCGATCAGAGAGACTGGAGTCCCACAACAATGCTTATAGAACTATCCATTCACTATGAAGATGGAGCTAGAAAGTACGCAGATAATAACTGGAAGAAAGGATTGCCTGTTCATTGTTTCATAGATAGTGGACTTCGTCATTATTTTAAATGGTTGAGAGGTGACGAGGATGAACCTCACGATAGGGCATTCGTTTGGAACCTGGTTGGTGCGATATGGACGATGGAAAACAAGCCTGAGTTTAATGATATTTCGGGTTATTAAAGGATTTTATATGTTTGGTTTAAAGAGAATTCGCAATAAAATCTTCCTATATAATAGAACTTAATAGGAGGTTTGAACAATGAAAAAGCTTGAATTTGGATTATTTGCGTTATGCGTATTAATAGGAGGACAGATTGGTTCCATGTTTGGAATCGCTGTAGCTATTTGTGCGTTTATGACGCTAAGTGGTGCGATTGAAGAAGTTTCAAAGAGAAAATCTAAAAAAGATAAGATCAATAAAGAGGAGGCGAAATGATGCTTGAATTGATTATTGGATTGGCGATAATTTACTTAGTATTAAAAGAGGTAAAGAAGGACCAATAAAGTAATTGAGAAGGGCGAACATAGCCCCTTCTTTTATCGCAATAAAATCTTCCTATATAATAGATAAAGAATCGAAGGAGGAAATAGTAATGAAAAATATACTAAAATTTAAAAACGATAATGTTAAAAAATCTAAGGAGGATGTTGAAATGAAAACACCAAAGCATTTGAAGAAAATATTGATCGGCGTTGGAGCTGGATTAGGCTTATTAGTAGGAGGCGCTGCCTGGTTAGCTAATAAAGGTAAAACAGAAAATGACAAAGATGATATTTACGATGATGAATGTGATGTTGAAGATGAAGACGAAACTGTAGTTGATTTAACAGAATCAGAAGAAGTTTAGAATATAAGTACTAAACTATTTGATATTATCAAGGATTGACTTATTGGAAACAATGAGTCTTTCTTTTTTTATATTTTAAAAAATAATGGAGGAACAATAATGAAGATTAAAGCGTTTGTAAGCTCAACAAAATTTGTATTAAAGAAATATTCACCAGAGATCCTTTTAGGATTAGGTTTGACAGGCGTTGGCGTAAGTACCTTTCTAGCTTGTAAGGCAACATTAAAATGTGAAGAAGTGATAGACGAACATATGGAAAAAATGGCTCTGGTGGAAGAAGCCCTTGAAATCGGAGAAGTTGGCGATGTAGAATA